CAGCTGCCCGCGACCCTTATCAGTCCAATACCGATGAAGGGCAACGTTGATCCTATTGCCGGCGAGGTACTGTGTATATGCCTCATCGACAAATTTTGCAGTAGTGGCGAATCTGACCTGCATAGCATCAGTGAATGCAGTCACCAACGGCAAACCTGCATTCTCAAGCGCTGCGGACCGCACCTTAGCCATTTGCAACACAAATGCATTCTTGGTGCTGTCGGCAGCCTGGCCAAACAATGAAGTAAGGCGCGCAAATACCTCAAGTGGATCTTTATAACGGCACGCAAACCGCACACCGTTGTGAAAGCAGTTCACCAAATTGGCCCCACAAAAATTGGAGCTTTCATACTGGTACTGCTGATTGACAGTCAATCTAACACCGAGCTGTTTTGAGAGCTCATCAAGCCGCTCTTGATCCAGTGGCTTACCTTGGTGAAAGATACTGTCATCACCCTCCAAATGATACGGTCGATTCTCACAGAACGGGTAATGAGTATCCCTAATCTGATCAATTGTCATGCCCTCGTATGCACTATGAAGTGCAAACATCCATGCACCGCATGAAACAAAATTACCAAATGAAGTCCAAGCAGTGCCGGACAGTCTGATATTTGGCATGTATAATGTGAAATCGACATTGCGCGCTATAATTGGGTGCCTTGCCAGCACATCCAACATAGTGTCAATCCGAGACCTGAAACGGCTCGGCGAGAACCTAGTAAATATCGGAGTTTCAATGTTCTCCATTGCCCATTGTTTGACATTAGCCTCCATAGACATGAAATCCCCGTCAGACATCCAGCGCAACTCAGAATAAGTATCCTGCATTTCTTGTAACATTGCAGCACGATCCTTACCTTTAACAGAGTGTGAAAACATGACAGTGTAAAAGGATTTCTGAGCGACAAACAGCAAAGCTTGACTGTAACCACGTAGCTGCAAAGGAGGTGCTACAATGAACCTGTCGGCCTTAACTTTCTCGCCTGGATATGTCTCTTTCTTGATGTGTGTTTTGATACCATCAAGAATCTCCTCCCACCATTGGATGCTTGGAACAGCACCACTAAGTGCAAGATCAACCCCAGCCATGTATTCTTTGTAATCATTGGTGCCAGATTTAAAACGATCAGCTGCTTTCTTCTCAAGCAGGGCATGTATCTCAGCATCCTCCATATCAAAAGGGCGAGCATACTGGCACCAGTTATCAACAATCTGCTTAACGCGACCATTCATCTCAGGTGTTGGAACCAGAGGCTGTATACAAATGCGTTTGGCAGCAGCAAGGGCTAATCCTTCATGGGAGAAGGGGTTTGGGAAGGGCGGCACTAAGCCAGCAAACGTTACAGGAGCCATCACACAATGGCGTGCCGCAACAACCAAGTTGCTAGCTTTCTCTTTGGC